GGCGTAGAGACAGTCGGCGTAGCCGGCGAGGTCGACGATTGAGTCACGCACCATGTCGGCGGTGAACTGCTGATTGAGTGCGTTGCCGATGCGTGAGAGCTTGACTGCAATCATGAAAGCGACTGCCTCAGGCACGCTGAGGGTGACGCCAGTGATGGCTTCAAAGATCTCGGCTGTCCGGGAGTAGTCCACGCTTGGGTGGTGGTACAGCGCACCTCTCGGGCCGTGGACAAGTGCGTTGGCTTCGGCGGTGACTGAGTCCCAGAGTGGTCCCGGTTGAGTGTCCACGATTGCCTCCCTGCAGGCGGTGGTCAGTAGATGGTTTGTGTGAACTTGGCGAGGCTGACGCCTTCGTAGCGGCGGCACAGTGAATCGAGGCTGATGGTTTCAATGTCAGCCATGCCGTCGTGCACGTTGCGCAGCAGGAGAATGCCGCGCCACTCTTCAGCCTGTGGCCCGCGATAGTCAGCGGGCGATCGTCCGATGTAGCAAGCGCCAGCGACAAGGCCCATCTGTGGCTTGCCCATGACATAGCGACATCCCCACTGCAGAACCTGTTGGTGGCCCTGCACGAACGATGCGCCGATTGACTTCAGGCGCGTCTCGATGTTGCCGCCGATCGGTCGCCCGTTGCCCTGGTTGTAGAAATAGTGCGAGTAGTGGAGACCGTCGAGCTCGACAACCTTGAGGAAGTCGTGAACGGTCCAGCCTGCTTCGGCGTAGCCGAGGTCATCGGTGGAGATGACGCCTTCAAGCTCTGCCATTGAGTCGACGGTCTTGTTGATTCGGTACTCGTGATTGCCAAGCGTAAGGTGCATCGCTGGCCGGTACTTCTTGTCCTTGATGGCAACGGCTTTGCGATTGAACTTGGCCAGCGGAGCCATGAGCACATCCATCGCAGCGCGAGTTGCTTCAAAGTCAGCAGCCAGACGACGACCCTCGAATTGCCGCTTGCCTTTGTCGAATGAGCTCAGCGAATTGAGGTCTGAGAAGTCGCCGAGGCACACAGCCACGTCGATCTCTTTGCGATGCTCGATCCAGTATTGGCCGATCCAGCCGAGATGGTCGGTGACGTAGTCATCATTCGCTTGCACTTGGCAATCAGGAATGACTAGGTGCGTGCGCGTTGAATCAGACATGCAGTCGCCCGTCTGTTGAGGGAAAGAACTACCAGCGACGCTTGCCGCGATGATGCACAGCCTCATGACGGTGCAGCTCGTCGGTGACAGCGTCGAAGCGTGCGTCAACCTTGGCGTCGACGGCACGAACATCGCCGCCGATCTGCTTCACGTCGCCGATCAACTCGTCAAAGCGTTCGTTGTTTGAGCGCAGATTTTGGTCGTGCTGGTCACGGTTCTCGGTGCGCAGCTTCACGATCTGCACCACAAGTGTGGTGATCGCACCGAGCACCAGTGTGATGCCGGTGAGGATTGCGACCCACTCGGCAGCGCCGAAGCCAGGACCGTCGCTGATGGCCGTCGAGGCTTGGGCGAGCATGGCGAGTTACTTCTTGGAAGCGTTGATTGAAGGCACGAGACCGAAGTTGCCGAGGATGGCAGGGTCAACGTCGCCGATCATTGTGATGCCAGCCTGAACTGCTGAGGCATACGCCGCAGCGTCAAGGTGCACCGCAATGTTTCCTGGCTGGGTGATTCGATAGACCGCACCATCACGGGGATCACGAATGAGAGCGTCTTTCACGTCGTCCTCCTCAGGACTTGGAGTTGGTTGGCCGACGATCGCTTCGACAAGAAGCTGATCAAGAGCTGCACGATCGGGATGGCGTGACCAGGCGTCTGAGCGATCCCAGGGCTGGACATCGCCGTGGCAGAACAGGCCGGCACGGTTCAGTGCGTCGGTGCCGATCCATTGAGCGTTTGCTGCGAGATCAATTCCGAGGAATACCCACAGCGCACGAATGGCTTCGCCTGCTCGAGCGATCATTGCCTGAGTGTTGGCATCGTCAGGGCTGAGATCAGCGCTGCGACCGGCGAGACAGATGTGCCAGGTGCGCGAGTTGTAGCCAGAAGCGGCGACGCTGAAGGTTGTGTAGTCCGGCGGGACTAGCACGACAGTTTCTTCACTGTCGACGATGCAGGCATAGGAGCCGGGATCGCTGCGTCGAGCAATAAAGCCGGCAAGGTTGCGTGCCGTTCCTGGTCCGGTTGGACCCTCAGAGGTGTGCACGCCGATCGCATAGGTCGGCGTTGCGTTCCTTGAAGGATAGAACTGCGGCGACCGTGGTGGATTGTCAAGCAGGTAATAGCCCATTAGGCCGGTGCCCCTGACGGGCCAACATCTTCTACCATGATCCAACGCGGGTTTGCTGAATTAGCAAAGTCTGTGATTGCAGTATTGGTTGGGGATGCAGCATGGAATGCAGCAATTGTGATTGACGCTGTTGCGGTTGTTGTGTGGACAGATTGGAAGACGAATGTCTCACTCAGGCTTGTGTTGAGTGTGATTTTGCCACCACCGGACGCGCCTGCACCATTCACAAAATGATTTATTGCAAGACCGTTGGCACCACCATTGGCATAATGACCATGTGAAGATGTGACGCGCAAGATGCGACGGTTCACAGCATTGAATGTCAGGGTGAGATCAGTTGTTTGGAAGGTGGTGTGTGGTGCAGTTGTTGCCTTTGATGTAGTCAAGCGGAGATAGCCCATCACGCCCCAGGGTGCGTTCCACCCTGGACCCTTACGCCAGGAGGTTCCGTTGTAGGTGTAGAGACCCTCATCGGAATCGTTGCTGCCGATGTAGGCAACCATGCCGTCTTCGGGCGCAGTGATCGCTGCGTCGCGTGCAGCGGTCGTCGCAAAGAACATCACCGACTGCTCCATCAGGTAGTTGTTCATGTCTGCCGACGTAAGCACCGATGCAGCTGTGAATGGTTTGTAGCCAGAACCCATGAGAGTCTCCTAGTGTCCGTGAAGTTGGGGGTGTTGATTAGGCGGGTGCGCCGGCAGGGCCGATGTCTTCGATCACCAACGTCGAGCCAGCAATTACGTCAACGCTGCCGCCGCCAGTGTTCTTGCGAATTGTTAGCCCTCTTGTCATTGCTCCAGCAGTGGTTGCAAAAGTGATGCTGTGGCTGTTTTGTCTTGGAGCAGTGTTTGCATACTGGTATTCCGAGATCTGCCTGCCGATGCCGGTACCAGCTGCAGTGCCAATGCCAAAGTCGATCGCGCCCACAAGAGTGTTGTTACCCCACGCAAAGTCAACGGTTGCTTTGTATCGACGATTAGCGATGACGCCGGTTCCGTTCCATTGGAACGCTGGAAAGCCCCAAGAGGTTGCTGCGTATGAGACATCTGCAGCCAGCGACGTGACTGATACAACACCCCACGGTGCATTCCAGCCTGGACCCTTGCGCCAGCCGCTGCCGTTGTAGGTGTAGAGACCCTCGTTGGCATCGTTGCTTCCGATGTAGACAGTCATGCCGTCTTCGGGCGAAGTGATGGCGGTGTCGCGTGCTGTCGTGTTGGCGAAATACATCACCGTCTGCTCTTGGCAGAAGTTGTTGAGATCGCTGGCGGTGAGCACAGCGCCTGATGTGAAGACTTTGTAGCCAGAACCCATTGCGGTGATCTCCTGCTAGTAGGCGAGCTTGTTTTGATCCAAGACGCCGAGGGTTGCGTTGTCGAGAATGAAGAAGCCGGTGTAGAACGTGGCGCTCGAGAGGCCGAGTGTGGTGCTCCAGTTGCCGGGCGTGATTGTGTGACCGATTGATTCAACAAAGCAGTCGCGCTGCACAGCCGAGCCGCCGCCAGGCACTGCGAACTTCACCGCCACACGATCTCGAATCTTGCGTGAGAGCAGATCGGGATACAGCGTCGACGGATTGCCCTGGGGTGCGAACCGAATCTCTTCTGGTCGCAGCTCAGGGTTCGCATACTGCGAAGCCAGGAACAGGGCGAGGTTCTGTGCTTGTGTCTGTCCGTAGGCGGCATCGCCGCCAACGTCGGAAACGATCGGCACCTCGATGGCGAGGGTGCGTGCGCCATAGAGAGAGATCGATTCAGCGTTTGAGACGATGACGGTGGTGCCGGTGAGTTCCTCGCCGGTAACTGCGTTTGTAACTTTGCGGTCGATCTTGACGATGTTGTAGATCAGCGAGTCGTCATAGACAATCGAGGTGCCGACGAACTTCTTGCCGGCAGCGTCGGTGGTGTCGTAGGTCGACTGAACTGTGATTGAGCGATCGTCAGAGATGATGGCGTCACGGTCGGCGAAGATGACAGTGCCGTCGTCGTCTACATAGATGACGCCTGCGTCTGCAGCTGCTGCTTCTTGCAGCATGTCCAGCGGCGTCTTAGTGGCGTCCTGTGCGGCGAGGTAGGTGGTGCCTTCGTCGATGTCGCGCAGATTGTCTGGCCAGCCGATGGCATCGAGGATGGTTTCGATGCGAAGCCCTGGCAGGTCGGTGCCGGTTCCGATGATCGGTGTGGTTGATACGCCGCCAGAGACGTTGATGCTGCCAGTTGTTTCCGAGCCGACTACGTCGATCGAAGAGACGCCGTAGCCGCCGCCGTCTGATGGGTTTGAGACGGCCACGTCGAAGCTGGTGGTGGCGCTCGACGAGATGCTTGCCGATGAGGGCAGACCGCCGATGATGTTGGACAGTGGCTTGAAAGCATCAGAGCAAGAGATGGTCGCAGTGGCATCGCCGATGCCTGCGTCTGCGTAGTCAAAGGTCCATGAGTCAATGAAGCCACGAAAGATCGGATAGGTGACGCCGTTCCACGTTGCACGAATCACAACCGGGATCGATGGCACCACGCCAGTGACGCCGACGGTGGCGTTGTAGTACGGGCTGGCTGTGTTGGTTGGGTCGAATGATCGGTCGCGATTGTCCAGCGTGATCGTTGCCGTGCCAGTACCGAAACGCTCAAGCGCTCGACGCCGGCCACGGTTAGTGG